TGTACGACATGAGGCTTTTTCCCTCCATGATGAGCGAAAGGGCCTTCGCCTTGAGGTCGAGAAGCTCGCATTCCGTCAGGCCGATGAAGATACCTTGTGCCATTTAATCTTGCGGTAATTGGCAACGGAGGGGGCGGCGGCGCCCATATCCACGCCACGAGCTCTTCTTCCCGCAACTATCGGCGCCGCCGCTTGAGGAAAGTCTCCCCTTGTTCACGCGGAAGGCAAGTCGGTTTCGGTGCTTTCCTTGCCGACGATGCCCCAGCGCACGGCCGCCAGGAGGCCGAGGAGTTCGCAGTCGAAAGCATGGTTGTCCTTCTTGCCCTGGGGGAGAAGCCACTGCGGCTTGCCCGTGCGCCTGTCCTTCACGCGGACTTCGGCGTTGATCTGGTCGACGTAGTCCTGCCCAGCGTCGAGCGAGTAGGTGAATACTTTCCGAGAACGTAGGCCGTGCAGGAGGTCTTTGCCGGCGAGGTTCGACCACACGATCAGGACGGCCCGCGTCTGGAGACCGGGCACCATGATGGTCTGCTTGTCGGAATAGAATCGGCGGGTGGTCTTGCCGTCCTTGGCCGTCACGCTGAAGTCTTCGTTGCCCGACCCCTTCGCACACTTCCAGCCACGGGCCGCTGTCTGCCGATATACGTCCTGCGCTTGGTCTCCGGCATCGACCATGACCAGGGCCTGATGGACTTGGTGCTTCTTCACGAAGGCCTCGAGGTCGTTCCAGGTGTCAATCTTCGCGAAGGCCTTCAGGCGGCTATGCCCGGTGCGGCTCCATCGGCGGATGACACAATAAAAGAAACCTCGCTGCACGTCGATGCCGGCCGTGCGGAACGGGAACGAACCCTCGGGCGCTCCCTCGCGGTCGACTACCCTGCCCTTAGGGGTGATGACTGACTCGCCGTCCCAGTCGTCGGTCATGTTGTAGTTGGCGGCCTGTGCGATGTTCACGATCTCTCCGCCCTCTTCCGCCCAGCTGAGAGCGAGCCTCTTCTGCTTGAATTGGCGGCGCGCGTCCTCGTCTCCGTAGATGTCAGCCGCCTCCTTCGCCTTGATCATCATCACGGCCAGCTCGCCCCAGCTCATCGTCGCAAGGCTGTTCCAATGCAGGCCGATGTGCCCGGAGTTCGCAGCCGATGCCGTAGCCACAAAGGCGCCACGTCGGTTCGCCTCGAGGCGGGTTGCATTATTATCGGGAAGACGCTCCTGGCATGAGGCGCATTCGTACGTCGTGCCCGTGCTGACCATCTGCAAATCCCATGAGCCCGTCGTCTTGGCCGAGTCGGGAAACCTGACCTGTTCCCATAACCAGGGCTGGAGCGTGTCGCATCGGACGCACCGAAAGTTCCAGTCACGCTGGTCGGTCGTCTCGTGCAGCTGATGGAACTCCTGACCAGCCCGACCGCCCTGCGACATGAAGATGCGTTTGCCCATCCAGCCGAAGGCTGTGACGCGTGCGCTCAGTTCGGCCAAGTGTCCGGGCGGTGCCATCCAGCACTCGTCGGCGATGGTGTAACGCAGGGACAGGCGCTGAAGGTTGGCCTCATTCCACAGGCCGCGGCAGTAGAGCGTCATGCGGTCGAAGTCCGTCGTCGTAGAGCGATCCATGTCGTCGACCGATATGCGGGCCTTCACCGGCGGGCAGTTGTTCCAGACGGGGCGGAGGTAACGCAGGGCGAAGTCCTTCGCTTCGGCGTCGGTAGACTGAAAGATGGCCGTCGGCCCTGGGGCGTTGGCGATGATGTGGCAAGTAAACAGGCGGGCGAAGAGGGACTTGCCCGACTGGATGCTGGCGAGGACGGTGAGCATCCGTGTCTCAGGGTCGGCGGCGATGCGCAAGGCCTCCGCGATCCACGGCGTGCGCTCCGATCGGAACGGCCCAGGCATCGGCGAGTCAGGGATGGCGAGCACGTTCTCCTCCAGCCACTCGACCACGTCGCCGGAGTCGGACGGCTTGAGCACGTCACGGCCTACGCGGAGGAGGTCGGTCTTATTCATAAAGCCCTGCCTCCTTCAGCAGACGATACAGCTCGTCGGACAACTCCGACCACTTCCTCGGCTTGCGCTTGAACGGACGCGACGGCTTCGGCATCGGCTTGCGCCTGGGCTTGGGCTTACGCTTCTTCATCGTTCGCGGAGAGGTCGGCCTTCGTCTTGCGTACCCAAGCCTCGAGCGCCTTCACGGCCTTCGCCGGATTCTCTGGGTTGCACCCTTCGGCCACGTCCAGGGCCAACTTGTCGAGGCGGTTGACGACTTCGCCCATCAGTTGACGCATGGCCTCCGTCGCTTCCTTAGCGGCGATGTAGTCCTTAGCCAGGATGAGCCGACGCTCCTGCTCCTCCTCGAGGGCGACGAGGGTCTTGAGGCTCTGGTTGTATGCGGTCTGGTATTTGCCCTGGTTCGGGTCGCCTCCCTCCATCGACGCAAGCCAGACGCCGCGGGCCCGACCGACAAGCGCCCGGTGCTCGCTGATCGTGTCGGCGAGCGTCCCGTCGTCGAGCTGCGCCGGCGCCGCCTTCGGGGCCTTTGCCTTGCGCTGCTCTTCGCGTTGAGCCCGCCATGCCAGGGCGGCTTCGATGCTGTCCGTGGGAAGGCCTTCGCGTTTGAGCACGCTCACGCGCTGCGGCGTAATGTTCAAGGCCGTGCCGATCTCGAGGTTGCTGAGTTTACGCGTCATGGCCGAGTGCTGGAGTTCCCCCGTTTGCTGTTTTGGTCAAAATCCTCTTTTGCCCTCATAAAAAAGGAGGGCAGGTGTCGTCCAACGCGGCGGAATAAGGCCCAAAAGAGATTCCTTAGGGGGGTTGTCAGGGGTGCCGACGCTGATACGATTGAACGCTTCCATATGTAAACGAGGGTCAATCATATGTTATGAGCGTATATGACTGGGGTTAAACGTCACGCGCATCTTATCACGCTTGGAGTTGCAATGAGGGAACAAGCCGTGGGCGTCGGAGTTGACGGACAACTGGATTGCCCGGGCCCGCTTGCGCATGGCCTCATGGCTCTTGCCGTACATGCGTGCAATCATACGCGAGGACAGACAGCCGGGAAGACTGAGCGCCCACCTGATCAGCTCGACGTGCCGGCGGAAGTAGAAGTTATCCGACATGGCCAGGGCATCGATGAAGGCCTTGAGCATGACTGCCACTAAGTCACGACTGATGAAGGCATCGACCTCGACGTGCTCATCGGTGCCGGTGTTCATCCAGGCGGTGTGTTCGTCCTTCACTTTGAAGACGTGGCGAGACTGCACCATCTCGCGGTAAGGCAGTACGCCGGAGTTACGCATCTTCTCTTGCACCTTCTTGGGCTGAGAGAAGAACCATGCGTCGAAAGAACGTGCCTCTTCCGCCGGAGCGGTCAGGTCATTCAGTCGGGCCTTGGTCATTCGTCTGTGACGGTGCAGAAGGTTTTGACGGGGGCAATGTGCAAAGGTTGGCCCAGGTGTTAGTCCTCGGGATGTATTCGATGAGTCCTAACAGGCGGAGTCGTCTGACCAGGGAGTCGCGTCTCATGCGGCGCTTCTTGCCCTTGCGGTGGTAGGGGAAAATCAGGAGGTGCTCATCGAGCTGCGCGGGTGTCAGGGTGGGCGGCCATGTGCGGACGGTCTCGAGGATGACGGTGTTGACGTCCTGACGGATCTCGGAGGCCCGGGCGGTGGCCTTAGCCTGGGTGGCCAGCATCAGGTCACGTTTGTTCTTCCAGAGCCAGCGTCGACGGGCGGTCAGTTCGCGGCGGATGCGCAGGAGGTTCAGTTGAGCCGGGGATAGGGGACGGCGTGGGCTCATCTCGGGTAGGTGCGGCTTAATTTATTTAATACGCCCCCGTGCGCCAGCAGAGGGGGTAGCGTTATTAAATACTCCCCCTGTGGGAGACGGAGTTGCATACCCTAGTGACGAGGTCATGATTAGAGGGAGGAAGGGGGGCTTTAGGGGTGGAAGGGTGTCCTACCCCTTACATGGACTGAAGACGCCCCAGAGGGCCCTTAGCGGGGCGGGAATCGGTACGCTGGGGGGCGGGGTCGGCGGTGGCCGCTGGGGCGTGTTCCCATCTGAGGACGCCCTCCTCCTGGGAATGCTGTAGGTAGATGAA